TATGGAGGATATAATGGTGTAGATGTTGACGATAATCCTGCATATGCAACATGGTCAAGAGATATATTTAATTATGAAAATAGCACACTTGCACCAAATGTAACATATACTGATAAATCTGCAGGTATTCCATTACCAATCAATCTTGTTGCAGAAGATGTAGTTACTATATCTGGAACAGCTATTTTTAATAATTATAGGACTTATACTCAGCTAGGGTGGACTATAACTTTACAAGTAGGTGTAAATTATTTTAATTGTGAAATACCTAATGAGATACCATCTTTTACATTTATTCCGCTTGAATCATTTGTATTAACTGACCCTGGAACTGTTTGTTTTGAAACAAGTGTAACTTTAAATTCAAACTTTGATGTTCACCAAACTAGATTTCTAGTTGGATTTAATATCATTGCTACATGTCCTACTAATGAATGTGAAAATCCCGGATTAATAAATGATCTTGCCACAGTATCTTACACATTTGATATTCAAAGACCTTGCGCTGATGTAGCTACGGGAGGTAACTTTATAATTAAAAACTGCTGTGAGCCAATCATTACTGAGTTAGTATTTAACCCAGGATTAATAGTTGGAAATTTCTACTCAGATGATGAAGGTAACTGCTGGGAGGTAATAGAAGAATCTACAGATGTAACAAACTTTACAAGAACCTTTGTAGATAATTATATTTCTTGTCAAGAGTGTATAGATAATAATCCATGTCCTCAGAATCTTAAAATAAGCTCATGTTGTGTACAAGGACAAGAGTTTGTAACAGGATCTTTACCAGGGTTAGATGTAGGAGATACATTTGTAGATAATAATGGATTATGTTGGAGTGTAAGTGATACAACAGCAGGACCTATATCTGAAGAATCTATTACTGTTGGAACAGAAATAACAGGTGATTGTATAGATTGTACAGATCTAAATCCATGTCCTAGTTTTTGGTTTATACGTTCTTGTTGTGCAGGATTAAGTGAAGTACTTGCTACTACAGCAATTTTAAATATAGGAGATGCTTTTGTAGATACAAATGGAATATGCTGGTCTGTTGAAGAAGCAGCCCAAGAATTACCTACAAACTATGATATAATAGTAGATACTGTATATTCTGGAGGTGAAAACTGTGCAGATTGTAAAACTGCTAATCCTTGTCCTCTAGAATATTTTATTACAGTAAGAGCATGTTGTGATCCAGATAGAATAGAAGTAATTTCAGTTCCTGCACAATATATGTCTTTTTCAGAAGGTACTATTTTCTCTGATCCATATAATATTTGTTGGGAAGTAATGTCTTACAGTACAACTGGAGTAGAAACATATCCAATTAACTGGACTACTGCACGAATATCAAATTATAAAAGTTGTTTTGAATGTACAGGTAGTAAAGGAGGAATACCAAATTGTAGATTGCCATATCAAGTAAGAGATTGTAATACAGATATTATTTATACAGCATTATCATTCAATAACCTATTAACTATAGGATTATATTATCTTGGTGATAATTTCTCAACAGGGCAGAAATCTTGTTTTGAAGTACTAGGATATGGTTATCCAGAATCAGATCCTCTAGAGATATCTATATCATCACTAGCAGTAGGTTTTTCAACTTGTGAACAATGTAATCTCCTCCAGCAGAGGCATAATTAAATATTTTTTAGTATATTATTTAACTTTTTATAATGAAAGAAGAAGCGACTTCAGGTTTTATAGGATTTAGTAGCCCATTAGATTTTTTTCATTCTTTAGTAGGAGCGAAAAATTGGGTTTTTAATGGATTTACAGCTTTTATAGCTGGTTTAGCTTCTTTTGTAACTAATTACATTTGGGACGATTCAACTGCAGTATTTACACTATGGTCTTTGATGTTAGCAGATTGGTTTACAGGAATACTTAAAGCAATTGTAAACAAAAGATTTGTAAGCTTTAAAATTTGGAGAATGCCTTTATATTTTGTAGCTACTTCTTACATACTACATATATCTTGGTATATGGCTAAAGGCAATGCAATATTCTCCTTCTTACCAGGAATTGTTATAGGAGGTTTTTATTCAGTATATTTTATATCATTATTAGAAAATTTAGGAGATATAAATTTACTTCCTAAAAAATTAGTAAGTGTACTAAAATCAAAATTTGGATTAAAAAAATTATTAGACAAAGAGTAGTATGAATCCAACAAGACTAAAAACAGGAGATATACTCCATTGTACAGGAAAAAGATTAATAAGTAGAATCATTAAATGGTTTACTAAATCTAAATTTTCACATTCAGCACTATTTGTAGAAATTTGGGGAAGTCCTTATATAATAGATGCTCAAAAAGATGGAGTAAACTTAAGACCATGGGATGAATGGTTAAAAGAGTATGACTATAAATTTATAGTACATAGATCATCAGGTACAATTAATGAAAGAGATATAGCTGAAAGAGCCTTAACTAGAGTAGGAAGTACTGGATATGATTTTGAAAGCCTTATTTTTAAACAGCCTATAGAACTAATTACAGGTAAGTGGAATAAGAAAAAAGATGAAACTCAAAGAATGTATTGTTCTGAATTTGTTTCATGGGTTTATTCAATAGATAGATCATATAGAATGTCACCAGAAGACTTATATAATTGGTGTATTAATAATCAATTTTACGAAATAGTATTGTAGTATGCCAAAGGATTCGTGTTATTATAGTGTAAAATCACGTTATGCAATATTCCCTTCAGCTAGGGCTTCTCAAGCTATTGCCAAATGTAGGAAGAAATCAGGTAAAGTGATTAAGACTAAAAAAGGCACAGAGCTTAAAAGATGGCAAGCAGAAAAATGGCAAGACACTAGAACAGGTAAACCTTGTGGTGCCGGAGGAAAAAACGAATATTGCAGACCTACAAAAAGAATATCAAAAGATACACCTAAAACAAAATCTGAATTATCACCTTCTAAATTAAAAGCTAAAAAAGCTGAAAAGTCTAAAGTAGGTATGGGAAGAAGAGTTAAAAAAGTTTAATTATAAAAGTTATGCCAATACCTGAAAGATATAAAAAACTAGGATTTACCAAAGTAGGTACTAAAAAGAAATCGACACGACCTGGTAAAAAATGGATGGTACTTGCTAAAAAAGATGACAAGTACAAAGTAGTCCATGGAGGATATGTTGGTATGCAAGATTTCACTCAACATAAAAATAAAAAAAGACAGAAAAACTTTTGGAATAGAATGGGTGGAAAAGATTCATCAAAAGCAACTGACCCTTTTTCTCCACTATACTGGCACAAAAGATTTAAAACTTGGTAAGCTATGAAAAAGTATAACATGGGAAAATACGATTTACTAGTAGGTAACAATGCAGTAGAGATATTTGATTACTACAAAGTAGATAGTATGCATGGCTTAAATAAAAAAGATGCCAAGGCTGAAGAGATAGATAAAAAAGTAGGCAATGGAATCTATATTATTGGATGGACCAATTATCATCCAAAAGATAAGAAGCTTACTATGAAAGCTCCATACAAACCATTCTTATTTTTAAACAAAAGGCATTTTACAAATACGTTTAGAGATATAACAGCAGTTGGCCATGAAGCTATGCACATGGCAATTCTGCTTTTTAATTGGAACATAAAAGATAGAGAAGAAGAAGTTGTAACTCTATCTGAAGAAATAACAAACAAAGTTGTTATGAAACTAGGATTAGATAAATTAATTAAGTCAAAACCCAAAAATAAAAAATAAATAATTATGAGAACTAAAAAAGTTGTAGCTACAAAAAAAGTAGTTAGGGCCAAATCTAAACCTAAAGCTAAAAAGCTAAAGAAATATGCTGCAGGAGGAAAATCTTCTAATCCTTGTCCTCCAGGTTATTATAAAGATTATAAAGGGAATTGTACTATAGATAAAAAATCAGCAGAGGCAATAGATAAATGGACTAGAAGTAAATATAAAGAAATTGTACAATCTGATAATAACTTTTATGGAGCTGATAAAAAAGGAAATGTTTCAATTGTTAATTATAAACCAAGTTATAATAGACAATCAGTTGATACCACAGGATATTCTAGAGGACAAAAAGAATTTAAATTAACATCACAATCTGATGGAAAATCTGATAAAACTTTAATATCACGCAGTGAAGTAGGTCCATTAATTAACAAATGGAAAAATAAAGCTAGTACTGAAAAAAAGGTAAAAATAAAAGATAGTATTAAAGCTAAGAATAAAGCTAAAGTACTCCCAACTGTAACTGTAACTGCAAAAAAGAAAAAAGGTAAAATATTAGACAATAAAACAGTTACAGGCTTGTTTTTTAAAAAAAGAAAAAATAAATAAAATGCCAAAGTACTTTACAAAAGACGGAAAAGAGTGGAAAGGAGCTTTTCACAAACACACTTCAGGAAAAGTTATGACTGGTAAAACACATACTAAATCTAGTAAAAACTTATTTAAAGCAAATGAATTAAAATCAACTTCAAAAAAAATAAATACTGGAGGTACAGAACATGTAGTTAAAAGAAATAAGAAAGGAGAAGTTGTAGTACATCATCCAAAAGTGTCTACTGGAAAATACGATAAAATAAACCTTACAAAAATGGCTAAAGTAAAGACTGTTGAAGAAGGAGTAAAAGCAACTAAAGAATGGCATAAAGATAATCCACATATGAAATATAATAGTAAAGATTCTAAATCTTATAATAAAGTGTGTAAAAAATGTGGAAAAAAACGATGTAATTGCAAGAAATAAAAATAATTACTAACTATGAAGTTTGAAAA